TAGTATTACCCAGGGGTGGGGGTACTTCCGAGACAACTTCTGAGACAGGTTCGACAGGCGGGAAGAACTCCGGATCGCACTCCACACAGATAACCTTAGTCCAAGCTGCATACTTAGTCGTGCACTTTACGTTGAGCGGAGTGATCCATCCGTCCAGCAGTAGTTCACGGTGGTAGCTCTTGGCATGGCGAACGATGATCTCCTCCTCTCCGCCGTACGCCTCCCAACAGGCCCCGTTGTTCAGGTTGACCATGAGGGCATCCGGGTAGTCCAACCAAGCAGCAGCCATAGACGGCTTGCGTTCCCACGTGACTTCCCGGGGCTTTTTAGCACGCTCAGCCGCGCTTTCAGCGGCGACCATCTGTAGCCCCATGCGATACTTGCAGACAGTCTGGACGTCATCGCTGCCCATGATTTCCCTCCACGTTCGCTTGCCAGTCTGCAGGTCGTGGCAGATCAAATCCAGGTCCATCCGCTCACCCTGCTTGGAGATCTTGCCGTATTCCACGAACTTCATGTCCTTCTTGCAGTAGTTGGCCGCATGGTCCGGGGTGGATGTGTCCAGTCTCTTCTCGACGTGCAGGTCAGGGATGCCCAGCGTCTTCTGGACACCTGTGGGTCTACGCTGAGTGCCGAACTCAACGTAGCCTTGCCAGTGCTCCTTGCCGGTCTTGGGGCAGATCTCATGACCCACCACGATGTACTTGCAGGCGATGTCCTTCCATGGACGGTCCACGAAAGCCGTGAAGCACCAGCACCGGCCACGCTGGTCCTTCCACTTCTGAGTGGGAGCAATCTTCTTCTGTTGAGCAGGCAGCAAGTCAGCCATTGTGGGTTCTAAACAACACGCAGCAGGGAGGGAGGAGTGCAGGGAGGATACATATAGGTAAAGACCTATTAGTTTCGACTCCGACCTAACCTATCAATTGATAAATACGGACATCGTTTGAATTTTGCGCAGCTGGAACTTCATCAATTGACGGAACCCAAATTATGGTATTTCGTCGCAGACGTGTATCAAGGCGTCGAGCGTCACGCCGTCGTGTGCGTCGTACTTCTCGTCGTCGCCCTAGGGCTCGTCGTGGCCGTCGCAATGGTGGGAATTCCATCATGTCTTCATCCATTCGCATGCCACACAAGTACTCGGAGATATTTGGCCTTACTTTTACTGGTGGCAGTGGTGTTGCTGGCATCTATCAGTTTTATCTGAATTACCTGGAGCACCCCGGATATACAGGAGCCGGCCATCAACCTATGGGCTTCGACCAGATCTCCGCGTTGTTCAACCGTTACAGGGTGATCGGGATGTCTTACCATATTGCCTTGACCAATATCAGCGGTGTGTATGTCGCTGAGTATGCTGTATACTACCGTCCCAACATGACCGTGACCAATGACTTCACAGCTATTATGGAGGGGACCGGTGTCTTGGCCAAAGGCCATCTCGGAATCACTTCAAGCGGAAGTGACACTCGTACACATCGTGGATACGTCTCTGTAGCCCGCGCTCGTGGTGTTCCCCGAAGAAATGTCATGACGGAGTCTGACTACCAGGCCATACTTGGTGTGGCACCTAACTTCTTGCCCAGCTTTAACATTGCAGTCGTCAACCAGGACGCTTCAGCCTCAGTCACATTGAGGGTGCGTGTAGACCTTAAGTTCTACACCATCTGGTCTGATCGTAAGGTGATGGGCACCTCCTAGTGTTTGATCGCATTCTCTTTTTTTCCATCTATCACATCATCCATTACCCTAACCCACAAATGAATAATGTTGCCTGAGCACTAACACACTCCCAAAACATTAAAGGGGGCGGGCACCCGCGTGAGCGGGTGCCGTGCGGGGAGTCGGTGCGAGTATGACTACATTACCATCAAACACCAGGGGTCGGGGAACCCGCGAGGTTACGGCAAAGCCGAAGCCTCCTCATCTTTGACTGCGGGTACCTCCACCCCTGGTA